TTCGGTGCTCTGCTTACGACCAGTGAATTTGACCCAAACACTTTTTCATTGTCGACTTTTGGATCCATAAAATCATCAATCTGTTCAGCAAATGTTTTCTTATGTTCCGCCTGGCTGAGTCTGGTTTTCCCTTCCTCCGCCGTCTGCGTGTTCTTCAGCGCGATATACTGCCCGTCTGCCATCCGGATCCCGTCATATCCCAGCTCCTGCAGCACGTCCGCCACCGCGTCCCAAGCATCTTCAATTTTTTCGTATCCGTATTCCGTCACCTTCCGCAGCTCCGCTTCCTGCTCCGGTGTCAGGCTGATCTCCTTGCTGTCCAGCAGGCTCTGCGCCGTCTGGTTCGGCATCCAGCTGAATTGTCCCTGTTTCATCGTCAGCGGGTTCGTGATCCGCGCCTGCACCGTCCTCGCTTCTCCGGTTCCGATGTATTCCGCCTGCACATAGTCCGCCGTTGTTGTTTCCTCTTCCGCCTGCGCCGGCTGTGCTTCCGTCACCTGTCCCGTCGCTTCGTTGTATGTCAGGTTGAACAGTTCCGCCATCCGGTTCATGTTCTTGTACCAGACCTGCTGCGCGTCCCGGCTGATGCTTCCGCTCATGCCGCTGATCGCGTTTCCGATCCTCGCCACCAGATCCTTCACAAAGCCCTTCATCTGCGTGTAAAGCGTCGGATTCTGCTCCTGGATGTTCCGAATCACCTTTTCGCTGCTGAAAATCTGGTCATAGCTGTCCGCAACCAGCTCGCCGATTGCCGTGTGCAGGTCCACTTTCTGACTGTCCATGATCTGCATCAACCGTTCGTTCAGCTTCACCTGTCCGCCCAGCGCCTTGCGCTGCATGTCCAGCGTTTCCTTCTGCAGCTGGTCATAGGCTTTCAGGCTGTTCCGCTGCAGCCAGTGTGTGAATTCATGGCCGAACGTCACCAGTACATTGTGCTTTTCTCCGTTACTGTTCTTTCCTTCAATGTTGATGACGATGCCGTTTTTTCCGTCTTTTTCCCTTGTGCTTACTTCGTATCCGTACAGCTTGGACAGCTCCCGGTTAAACTTCAGCCGCCCGCTCTGCCGTTCTTTTTCCAGGTCCTCGTTGTCCATCATCCACAGGTCCACGCCGGCCCGCCGCGCGATCTCCGCCGCCGCGCCCATCACGTTCCGCGTTTCCTTGCTCTGTGTCCGCACCGCTGCCTTGTATGCGTCCGTGCCATATTCCAGGCCCTTGTACATCACGCGGCCGGTCCCCGCGGCTTTCACGTTCGCTGTTTTCAGCTCGCTTGCGCGCCTGTCGCTTTCTTCTCTCAGCGTTTCGTTATACAGCCGCTCCGCCACATCCTGCGCGATGCCCGTCTTCGGCATTTCCGCCCCCGTCATCGCCGCCAGCCGGATAGATTCCGCCGCCGGAGCCAGCACTCTGCCGCTCTCCGGCCCTTCCTTATTCATTTCGTCAATGAGTATGTTTGTGAATTCAGGCGTATACAGCCCCGGATTCTCTTCCATGCTGTGCAGCAGCACCGCGCCGGCATAGTGCGTGCTCAGCACGCTCGCCGGATCCACTTCCACGGTCTTTCCGTCGATATTTACATGGAATTTCAGTACAGGCTTTGCTTCTTTTTCCCCTTCCTTTGTTTCCATCACCTGCTGGATATCGACGATCTTACCGAATTTCTGCCCTTCTTCGCTGTTCACAATTACGCCCAGCGATCCTTCGATCTTCTTTCCGCTTTCCTCCGCGGCCCGGATATCTTCTTTTGTCGCCAGCTTCATCCCGGTCCTGCTGTCAGCTCCGCGGATTGTTTCGCCCGTGATTTCAGCGATGCTTCTTAATGTTCCAAGGTCCTCCGTATAGTTATCAAGGCCCATGCTCAGCCGCTTGTCCATGCTTTCTCCTGCATCCATCTGCAGGTTTGCTTTCAGCATGCCGGCTTCCTTGTTCGTGATGGTTTCGCCGTTTTCCAGCTTCTGCTGCAGCCGCTCCGCCAGCGCTCTTCCTTCGGATCCCTTCTTTGTTTGAAGGCCCATTGCTATCAGCTCGTTGATCCGTCCGCTGCTCTTCAGGTAGCCGCCCTCATTCCGCACCTGTACCGCGTTGCTTACTGTCCTGCCGCCTGCCAGCGCAAACCCGCTGATCGCGCCGGCCAGCATGCTCATCCCGATCTCGCCCAGCTTTTCCGTCAGCACCTTCCTCGTCGCCTGCTTCTGCGCTTCCGCCCTGTCCATGCCCGGATTCTGCAGCAGCAGCGCCCGCAGCTCTGCGTTGTACCTGTTCATCAGCTCCGTTTCATGTCCCGCAAATGTGCTGATGATCCCGTCCAGCGCCATGTTTGCCAGGTCCGCCGCGCCTTCTTCGCTGCCCTCCGCCAGCGTCGCCTTGAACAGATAGCCTGCCAGCTTTCTGCCGTTTCCGATCATCCCGCGCACGTCCGGCCGCAGCAAAACTTCCAGGCTGTAATCTTCTGTCAGCCACTCGATCACGCCGTCGCCCAGCGCGTACAGCGCTGCTTCCGTCGGATCCATGCCCTGCGAAAGTTTTGTCAGCATGGTGTTCCCTGTCGCTTCGCCGCTCATGATCAGCTGAATCATCGCCTTGCCCGCGTTGCTTGCCACGTTTCCGCCTGTCAGCGCGTTTGCCGTTCCCATTGCGAACAGGTTATCCGCCACGCTGTCGCCCACGTTCAGAAAGAATTTGGCCACCGCGCCGGCGTTGTCACCATAGTTTTCCGCAAACCAGTTTCCGATCACGTCATTCTGATGCTGCCGCACCGTTGTCACCAGATTGTTGGCCGCGAACCACGCGCTGGTCTTTTTGCCTGCGTTCTCGTTTCCAAGCAGCGCCAGCGCCGTTCCCACAAGCGATGCCATGCCGCCCACGGCGTTCAGCGCCGGGCTGAAAATGCGTACCATTTCGCCGACGACCGGCGTTTCGCTGATCGCTTCAAAGTACATCTGTGTATGGTCCGCCGCCATCTGTTCCAGCTGCGGTTTCAGATGATTATAGTACAGCTCCGCTGCGTTGGATCCCTGAATACTTGCCAGCTGGTTCAGTTTTTTCAGCTGGTCGTCGTCCAGGAACATTTCAGGCCTTACAAAGTCCGGCAGGCTTGCCGCGTCTCCCAGCGCTTCCTGCCAGTTGTTCGCCCACCACAGCGTTTTCTGGAAGTCCGTTCCCTGCGGTTCCGGCACATATCTGTCCAGCCTGTCATCAAACAGCATTTTCGGTTCCGGAACCCATTTCGGATTATAGGTTCCGTCATTTACAATATCGGTAAACCATCCTTCAATATTCTTCAGCGCGTCGCTTTCCTTCTCCGCCGCTTCAGCCTTTTTAACGATTCCGCGGTATGCTTCCGCCGTGTTCATCGCGGTTGTATACTTTTCCCTTGCGTCCTCCAGGCTTGCTTCGTCGCCGATCTTTGCCTTTTCAATCAGGTCGTCCAGGATCACGTTCAGCTGCGCCACGTCCCGCGCGTTCATAACCTCCGTCCGCTCTGCGTATGTGTCCGGCATGATGCTGTTGTAAACAGATTCGCGAACCTTCTGCTGGTCCTCTTCGTATGCGTCCTGCGTAAAGTCAAAATACAGATAGTCGTCCGCTTTTGCCAGCGCGTATTCCTTTCGCGTTTCTCTGGTTTCCAGCAGGTCCGCCAGCGTATTCTGCGCCACGGTCTTGTATTCGCTGTTGTAGTTTCCGTTCAGAATGGAATTTTCGTTGTTTTCGTCCCATGCGTCAATGAAGTCAAACAGCTCGCCGGCTTTCGCTCTCGGCCGTCCTTCTTCATATTCCCGCAGCGCCGCCTTTGCTTCCTTTTCCTGCTCTTCCACCTTTGCCGGGAACATGTCCAGCACCTGCTTGCGGTATTTTTCGCTCCACAGGTTCACTTTGTCCGTCGCGTCATAGGCGTTGAATTTCTTCTTTGTCGCAAAGTATTTTTTGCTGTCCTCAATGGTCGGCATCCCTTCCTGTCCGCTCCATGTCACGGATGCCCTGTCCACGCCCTGCTGCTTCTTGTATGGGCCGTATCCCAGCTGCTGTTTTTCGCCGATGTAGTTCAGATAGTTACCCAGCGTCTGTTCCTGCGTTGCCCGCGGCCCTTTTCCCGCCGCGATGTATCCGGCCTGCTCCGCGTTCTTCGCCTGAATCTTTTCCATCTGCACCGGGCTGATTGCCCTGGCCGCCGCCGCCTGCGTTTCTTTCTCCGCGTTCTGCTGCGCGATCAGGCTGCTCATGTCCGGTTCGCTCTGCGCGATGCTTGCCGGTGTCGGTGTCGGCGTTGCTGTCGGCAGAACGTCTGTTCTCTCCGTCTGTTCCGGCTTGATGTTCTGCGCTTTCGCCGCGTTTGCCGCCGGCGCGGGTGTCGCTGTGGGCTGCGGCGTTGCCGTCGGCACAGGCGTTGCTGTCGCCTGGATATTCTTCAGCAGTTTGTCCGCGTTGTAATTGTTCCGGGTCTGCGGTGTCGCTGTGGTTGCCGGCGCGGCCGTCGCAGTTGCCTGTTTTGTCCCGGTTTCTGTCCGCAGGAAATTGTCCCATTTCTGCAGGTCCGCTTCTTCCTGCTTCCGCATCTGCACCAGCTGGCCCGTATAATCCGGCAGTCCGTTCGCGTTCGCTTTCACCGGCTGATAGGCTGCTGCGTTTTTCCCCTGAGCGCCCGTATGCGCCGCCTGCTGCAGAATCTTGTCGCCCGTCACGGTCCGCAGGTTCCCCATCGTTCCGGCCCTGTTCGTCAGCGTCACATTTCGCATGGCGCTGTTCGCCGTGTTCCGCTTTTGTTCTTCCCAGTTCTTCAGCTTTTCCAGCCGCTGCTGCCGTTCCTCCGCCGCTCTCTGCCGCTGCTCGACAATATCAAAAGCGGTTCCCCGGATGGTTCCGCGGTTTCTTCTGTCATATACATTGAGCATCACTCCGGAATTGCCGCTCTGTGTTCCTCTGATGCTGTTCGCTTCTTTCAGAGCTTTCTGTTTGATGCTGGAATATACCGGCTGTTTTGTCTGTTCCGTCGTTTTCTTTTTTCTGCTCATGTATCTGTACCTCTTTTATTATTTCTTTTTCAGTTTGTTTTTCATCAGCTCGTCCGCCGTCGGATTTTTGTTGATGCTGTTATAGGATTCCTCCGCCGCTTTGCTCTGCTTCGCCGCTTCATACCTTGCCGCCATATCTCCCAGCGTCGTGTTTGTTCCTGCATAGTTGCTGTTCAGTTCGGACAGCGGCGTGTTCATCGGCGTGTTCCGCAGGATGTATTCCCTCGCCTGCAGATAGGACCAGTCCTTGTCCTCGTCGCCGGTCGTTTTCTTCGGTGTTCCTCCGCTTCCCGCCGGCACCAGCTGCGCCATCAGCTTCTGCGCGTCCTCTTCGCTCAGGCCCGCGGCCTTCAGCAGCTCAAGGCTCGGCATCTGCCCGTTCTCAAGGATTGCCATGGCATACTGCGCCGCGTATTTCTGGTCGTTCGTCATCTTTTCAAAGTCAAGGTTCGCGTTAAACTGCCTTACGTTCTCGGCCATGCTCGCGTCAAACTGCCGCTGGTTTTCCGCCATGCTGGTATCATACTGCCGGATGTTCTCCGCCATCTGCTGTCCGTTCCACCAGTCTGCGTTCTCCGCCGCCGCCTGCTGCGTCCAGTAGTTCCGTTCGTTCAGGTATTCGTTGTATCCGCGGTCGTATGCGGTCCCTTCCTGCTGCGTCCAGTAGGCCCGCTCGTTCTCCCAGTCGCCCACGGTGTCGCGGTAGCGTCCATAGTCCGTCTGGTCCGCGTTCAGCAGCATGTTGTACTGGTCCTGCAGCGCCGACTGGTCGTCCCGGTATTTCTGATACGCCCGGTCCCGCAGGTCTATGCCCTTGTCGTACAGGTTCAGCAGGTACTGATCATAGGTCTGCTGTCCCACCTGCTGGCCGTAGCTGTTGCCGTATCCGCCGGTCAGCGCCGCCGCCTGTCCTTGCACGTCCGCCGCCGCCTGCTTGCCCTGCTGGGTGTACAGGTCAGCGTAATACTTGAACAGCTCATCCCCGTTGAATGAATACTTGAAATCTTTCGGCTGCTGGATTTCCTTCAGGATCCCGTCCAGCGCCGCGCTGTATTTGCTGTTGTAGCTCTGCGGCCGCTGGTTCTGCACGTTCTGCAGCTGCTGCTGCGCCTGCTGCGCCTGCTGGCTCGGCTGATAGTCCTGCTGCGCCTTTTGCGCTTTCTGCGCCGTGTTGTCGCTCACGCCCGCCAGTCCCTGGTATCCCTGCTGCGGATAGTTTTCCTCCGGAAGTCTGTACTTGCCCGTCACTGCCATTTTTCCCCTGTCCTCCTTACATGTTGTTCACGATGCTTTGTATATATTGTGCCAGCGTAAGATCGCCGATGTAGATCGTCGCCGTCCCGCTGAATTCGATGGTTTCATCGTTCACGCCGCCCTTTGTCGCCGCCTTTTTGAATCCCAGCTTCTTCCCGTTCGCGCTGGCGTATATCAGAAAGTTCGCGCTCCGGACCTTGCCCGTCACCGTCGTCGTTTCAAAGCTGTCCTGCAGCGTTACTGTTATCGTGTATTCCTGCTGGATGCTGAAGGTCTGCCGGCTTCCCGGCAGCACGTCCCCGCTGGTCCCCGTAACGGTCACCGTGCTGCCCTGGCTGGTCATCGTCACCGTCAGGCTGTTGCTTCCCACGGCCGTGTAGTTCTTCGTCAGAGTAAACTTGGCGTATTCGCCCATGTCATCGTCGCTGCCGCCGCTGTTCACCCGCCTGCAGGTCACGCTCCCGCTCGGCGCGTTGTAGGCCGTCACCGTGATCGTCGCCGTCTTTGTCGCCGTCCGGCCGCGGCTGTCCGTCGCCGTCACCGTGATCGTCGTGCTGCCCGCCACGCTCAGCAGCCCCGTCGTAAAGTCAATGCTCGCCGCGCTCACCGTCTTGACATAGCTGCTTCCGCTGTATCCGTTCAGCTGTACTTTTAAGCTGCTGATTGTGCTGCTGTAGCTTCCGCTCGCCGTCGTCTGCACCCGCACGCCGCTGTGGTTCTGAACATAGTATTCTCCTACGTTCGCGTATGTTACGTTACCGATCGTCCGTGCTATGCTTGTTGTAACCGTTCCGATGCTCGGCACCACGCTGGCCGGCACGTTGAATGTCAGGTTGCTGATCGTATCGCTTCCGATCTGCGTGCTTCCGCTGTATGTATAAAGCGTCAGCGTGCCACCTGTCTTTGTCGTCGCGCTGGTCACATAATTGCACCAGCTGATCGGCACATTGATGCTTGCGCTGGAAACGCCCGCGTTCACCGTTGTCAGTGATGTTACCATGCTCCCGCCGAAAGATAGCTGGTATTTGTGGCTGTATGCGCTTTTGTCCGCGCTGATGGACAGTGTGATCGTTTCCCCGCCGGCAAAGCTGGTTTTGCTCAGGCTCCCTGTGCTTCGCTTCAGATAGTTTGCCGTTATGCTTACGTTGCTCGCCGGCATGGTAAACGCGTCGCCGCTGATCGTCAGCGCCGGGCTGGTCGTCCATCCGTTGAAATAGTATCCGGCGTTCGTCGTCTGGTACACGCTCACGCTGTCGCCCATTTGCGCCGTGCTCGCCACCGTCACCGTGCCGCCCGCCGCCGGGCTTGCGGCCTTTGTGATGGAATAGGTCACCTTTGCGAATACCGGCGTAATGGTCACATCGCTCGCCGGCATCGTGAAGGTGTTGTTCGTGATGGTCAACGTGGGGCTGGTCGTGTATCCGGTCAGATAGTATCCCGTGTTGGGACTTGGATACAGCGTCACCGTGCTGCCCACGGTCGCCATGTTCACGCTTGCGCTCACGCTTCCGTTCTGTGCTGTCGCGCAGTTCACTCTGAATTGGTTGTACGCCGTCTGCACGGAAACGCCGGTCCGGTATCTCAGCACCGTATAGTCGCGGCTGTCGCCCGGCTCTGACCAGGTATCGTCCATGATCAGGTACAGGGCCTTCCCCGCCAGCCCCGTTGCCCCGCTCACGGAAAAATCCTTCTTGTTGCTGCTCTCCTGCGCGTTGATCACCCAGTCGCCGATCAGGCATTTGTTGTTTCCGGCGCTGTCGCACAGGTACAGCTTGACTTCAAAATTCATTCCGCCGTAATGCTGGTTTCTCCATACCGGGCCGCCGGCCGCAATATCCGTGAACGTGATCGTCCCGTTCGGATATTCGCCCGTCGCCATCTGGATCCCCAGCGCCTGCGGCGTTTTGAAATAGGTCATGTAGTTGTTCGGATCGTTGTTGCCGATTCCGCCCGTCTTTGTCGCCATCTGTTCCTCCGCCCTTTAGCCGCTGATCAGTCCCAGGCTTCCGCCCGTCATCACCCGCCATGTATGGTTTCCCATCTTCATGCTTGAAGTCACTTCACCCTGCGCGATGTGGAAAATGTTGTCGCTGAAGTAGGCCATTTTCGTTTCCCCGTGCCAGAAGGCCAGCTCATCCATCGTGAAGGTCGCGCATTTTGCCGCGCTGTTCAGCGTTCCGTCCGCGTTCGTCACGTTCTCGCCGATAGCGATCCCGTACTTCCCGTTCACACTGTCCACCAGTCCCGTGAAAATGTACTGGTTGATCTTCCGCTCAAAGCTGTCCGTGTCGTTTTCCAGCCCCGTCACCCGCTCCACCAGCTGATAGTTTTGCAGGATGCCCTCCGCCGTCGCCGTGATCGTGCTGTCCAGGTTCCGCTCATAGGTCCCAAACTGCTCGCTCAGCGCTTCATAGTTGTCTTCCAGGTGCGCCGTGATCACGTCCATCTCATGCCGCACAATGTCCGCCGTCTTGACGATCATGCTCTTGAGCGTTTCATAGTTCTGCGCCGTTGTCTGCTGCGCCGTCGTGATCGTCTGCTTCACTTCCGGGGCCATCTGCTCAATGGATACGTCCATCAGCGCCGTGTTCAGCTTGTCGCTCATCGCCATCAGGTAGCGCTGCAGCTGCAGCAGCTGTTCCTTCTCCGCGCCCTGCAGCGTCGGCGGGCTGTCAAAGAATACTTCAGCCATCTCCGCCCACCTCCATCACCCGGCTCAGGTCATAGATTCTCACTTCGCCCTTCCCCGTGATCTTGAACCGCAGATGGTCGCACCGCCGCGGAATCACCGGCAGCACAAACGTCCGCATCGTGTTCCCCTTCCGCTCGCCCATGAAGGTGTACATGCTGTCGTTGTCGTACCGGATCCACAGCCGCATCACTGCGTCCGGATCCATGTACATCCGGATCTTGAACATGCTCAGGTACTTCGCGTTCCGGACCCGCTTCGGATCGTCATAGCCGCTGCTTTGTTTATAGTTCACGCCCGTCAGTCCGAATTCCGCCGCCCAGTCAAAGTCATCTTCCACCGTTCCCACGGTCCCGTTCACGCTCACCAGCGTGTTTGCCACTTCGTCTATGAAAAACAGCTCATCATCCACCGTCGCAAAGCCCATCGCCTGTGTGTTATCTTCCTTGTACCAGACGTTGTTTGCCGTGTCATAATTGAAAAGCCGCCAGTTATCATTTTTATCCTTCATGGATATATAGTATTTGTTCCCCAGCACGCCGGCCCGTGCGTCGTCATACAGGATCTCGCCCAGCTGGCTGCTCACCGCCGTCGGCATGTTCCCGTCATACATCATCACCGCGTTCCGCGCCTTGTAATAGATGTTCTCGTTCACCACCTGCAGGCTGCGCCAGTTTCCCTTCTGCACGCCCCGTGCCACCGTCGTCTGGATCGTGAAGCTGCTTGGCGTGTTTCCGCTCACCCTGTGTATGAATCCTTCCTTGAAGAACACCGGATATCCCCTTTGCGTGATCGCTCCGGTCCACGGCCCGTCCGTTCCCACGCTCGCCGTGTAGCTGTCCGTGCTGATCCCCATGTAGCAGTTCCAGTTCCGGAAGTCGCCCAGCTTGCTCGCGTGGATCTCGTTCACCACCTGCCCGTTCACAAGGCCGTATTTGCATCCCCACAGCCGGTTGTTGCTCTCGCAAACATAGTCAAGGTCCGGGACGGTTATGTCCGCGTGTACCGTCGCGCTTCCCAGCGCTTCCTGCGCCTGGCTGATCAGCCCGGCCACCACGATATAGTTCTCCCCCGCAAAATAGATGATCTTGCTGCCGTTCAGCGCGCTCACCTGCGCCTGGATTTTCTCGCTGCTGCCGCTCGCCGCTTCCATCCCCGTCAGGTCAATCACGTCGTATTCCTTCAGTCCCTGTCCGATCCCCGTCCCCGTGATCTTCACGAACGTCGTCGCGACTTCCACCCAGTCCATCGTCACCGCGTCATATTGCCGCAGCACGTCGTTGTCGCCGCTCTCGTCCAGCCACAGGTCCCCGTTGTCCGGGTTCTCCGGCGGGTTCGCTCCGGTTTCAATCTGCGTCATGTCATAGTTGGTCCCGTCGCCCCGGCACATGATCAGGTTGATATCCGTTCCAGCCATGCTCCATGTCCGGCCCATGCTGCCCTTGTCCGTCAGGTCCGCGGTGTTGAAGTACACTTTGTCCGGCCATATGCAAACATACGCGCCAAAGCTCACGATCTTTTTCGGAACCGTCCCCGCGTCCGTGCTGACCGTCAGCCCGCTCACTTCCAGATAGTCATAGAAAACCTTGTTCCCGCGCACAAAAACCAGCTGGTCCCGCCCTGCGATGCCCGTCAGAGGGACCGGATCGCTTCCTTCCACGTCAAAGCTGCTGATCCCGCGCTTTTTACGCAGCGACAATACCGGATATTTGTCGCCGCTCATGTTCTGCATGTCGTACATTTCGCCGTCATTGATAATTTCATTATGGTTGTATCCATAAAACGCGCTCGTCATCTGCGTGCTTTTCGCGCCCGGCGTTTGCTGCGGCAGTTTAACCATCTTTCCCTCTCCCCGTTTCAGATTCTCAGCTGTCTGTTCCTGCTCAGCGGCATGTGGTTCCTCCGCCACCAGTCATGGAACATGTCATAGGCGCTGTTGAATTTTTGCCGGTCGTTTTCGTACTTGTCGTATTCCATGTTCTGGTCGTCAATCCGGGCCATCAGCCAGTATCCGTAAATCTCGTCATAGGGCCACGGAACCAGCAGCGCCGTCCCTGGATCCGTGTCCGTGTCGTATCCCGTGAAGATGGCCTGCTCCGGCGTGTGTACGTGCTTCATAATGATTTCCCGGTGGATCAGCCCGTCCAGCTCGCTCAGCGCCGCAATCTTCAGCTCCCGGCTCATCATGTTCGGCTTCATCTCGTCCGCTCTGTCCAGCGCGGTTTGAATATTCATCTTTTTTCTCCTTCCCGCCCTTCACACTTCATAATTATGAATTATGAATTATGAATTATGAATTCCCCTTTATGTGCAAACAAAGACGGGGATATCCCCGTCTTTTCAGCCGGGTTTTTCCCGGTTCCTGTCATCAGATCGGATGCTCCTGCGGCGTTTCGCCGGTCCTGTTCGGAATCTGGTCCATGAAGTCGTCCGCTTCATTTTCCGCTTCCAGGCTCTCCAACAGAACCTTTGCAACCGGCTCCGGCAGCTCCTGCTCCTTGCCGTTCGCCGGCAGCAGAAAGCGCCTGTCATTGACGCAGATATAATAGTTCTGGTCCTCGCCCTTGGGCTTGCGCGGCACGATCACCTTCATGTTCCGGTCCCATGCGCTCTCCACCGCTTCCGGGGCTTTGTTGATCATCTCCGCGTCGATCTCTTCCGGCACAATGTCTTTCAGCTGGTTCACGTCCGTCTTGTCCGTCTTTTTTGTTGCCATGTTGTTCCTCCGTCCTTTCTGCCCATCCGCGGGCGATTCGTCCCCCGGTCAGGCGGGGCGCATGTCCTTACGCCCCGCCCTTCTCAGGAGGAATACTCTATGGCTGTCGGCCCATGCCCGGCCGTTGCAGCTTAGATTTTGACCAGAATCCCCTGGTCAATCAGGTTCTGGATCGCGGGTGTCAGGGTGATTTCCGCCCCGCCGTTCGCCGCGGTCACGGCCTTCGGTACGCCGTTGGGTGTCAGCGCGATCACGTTGTTCGCGTGCAGCACAACCTTGCTGTCGTTCACGCTGGCCATGCATTCCTCGGTCACCATGTACAGGTCGTTCTTCTTGCTCTTGCAGTACAGCGTAACGTCAGCGGTCCCCATCGTGAAGCTGTAGGTGCTGCTGGTCAGCGTCACCGTCACGCCGCCGGCGCACACTTCGATCTCGTCCACTTCGTATCCGCTGGCCGGGGTCACGGTCAGGGTCACGGTGGCGTTCTCCTGCACGTCGGTGGTGGCGGATGCGCTGAAGGTCGTCATGTGCGCGTCCTTCAGGCAGGTCACGCTGTGTCCGCCGGCAAAGAGGTCAAGGATCATTTTCATGTCCGTCGCCCTCCCTTATCAGTTTTCGCTGTCCACGCTGGAATAGGCGCTGCCGCTCCATACGGTGCACATTCTTTCCTGATACAGGATCTTCGCCGCGATCTCAAATTTTGTACCCACGGTGCTGAACTGGTTCAGCGGTCCGCCGACCTGTTCCTTGGTCTTGACGATGGTTTCCATGCCGCTGCCTTCCGGATCAATCACGCCGAAAGCGTCCTTGCCGAAGAACATGGTCTTGTAGGTGGCTACCGCGTCGCTGTCCGTGGTGCTCTTGATGATGGGAGCAAGGTTGCTCTCAATGAAGCGCACGCCGTGCAGCTCGCCGATTTCGCCATTGAAGATCTGCTGCGGGGCAGCATACTTGTGGGCTTCAATCCAGTCCTTGTCTTTCCGCAGGTCATAGGCAACGTGCGGATGGACCACGGCCACATACTTTCCGCCGCTGAAGGTGGGCGCTCCGCCGACTTTCAGGTTGGTATACGCCTGGTTGACCATATCGGCCGTCAGGTTGCAGGTATAGCCGCTGGTGTTGATCGCGTAGATCAGTTCGGCTTTGGTTGTGGGCCGGGTCTGCTTCACGCCGCTGCTGTTGTAGGCATCCGCGAACAGGATATTGGTCGCGCCCTTCAGCACGTTGCGAACCAGGGTGTCATGGGTCTTGCCGCCGGCAGCGCCCAGCTCTTCCACCGCGCCCGCGATCACGTCGTCCAGCGCGTGCAGCTCCAGCAGGTCAGTCACGGCCACGTATTCGCCGTACTGGGCCAGGCTCACGTTGATGCTGGTCATGCCCATCTTCTGTCCGGAAGGAATCACACCTTCGGTCAGCTGTGTGCAGTTCGGCAGGGTGTTCCACTTGCGCCACTCAATGGTCCGGCCGCGCCGGGCAGGCAGGCCCTGCTTCTTGCCCAGCTGGGCGAAGATCAGCTGATCCCTGTGGTTTTCCAGCAGCTCGGTGTCATAGAAGGTTTTCATCGTGGGGGTCAGCGTGTCCGGCGGATCAAAGCTGGTCGTGCTGCCCGTGTATGCGTTGACATAGTTGCCGGTCGCGTTCACCAGCGTGCCGGCATCATTGAACAGGCTCAGGTTCATAAAAAGCTCTTTCATGGTTTTCTTTCCTTTCCCGCGGCGGGTCAGAATTCTATCCGCTCCCCTCTCCGCGCTCTTTCAAGCAGTTTCTGTCTTTCTTCCCTTGTCATGCTCCGGGGGTCGATCGCGACGTTCGCCGGCTGTCCCTTCTTCATCGCGCCCTCTACCGGGCGCGCCCGGTTCGCCTGCAGCGTCTGGCTCATCTGCTGCTGCGCTTTCCGGATCCCGTAGGCCATCGCCTGCGGTTCCAGCTCCGCGTGATGCACCGCATAGTATGCGGCCCGCACGTCCAGCCCGCTGTTCGGCGCTACCAGCCGGCGGAAGGTTTCGTTCTCCATCTCGGCTCTCAGGTCGAAGTCCGGAAATGTTTTCTTCATTTCCTCGCCCTGCATCGCAAGGTTCTGGAAGTGCTGCCGCAGGAACATCTGTTCCTGTTCCTCCGCTTCCCTTGCTTTCAGGCGCTCGTTCTCTTCCTCCATCGCCCGGAAGTTTCTGTATCCTTCCACCGTCATCCCGGCCGCTTCAGCCTCTTCTTCATACAGGCTGTCGTCGTCCAGGATGGTTTCGATCACGCCGTCCGTGTCGTTCTCATCAAGCCCCAGCTTCTTTGCCAGCGCCTGCAGCGCCGGCATCACTTTGCCAAGCTGCTCATTCGCGTCCTTCTGGTTCTTGAACCGGTCGTCCACCGCCGCTTTCACGTCCCGGCCGTACTGGTCCCTGAACCGTTTCTTCGCTTCCTGCCACTCAGCGTCCAGGTCCGGCTCCGCGTTCTCATCCGGTGCGTTTTCCTGCGGTTTGTTTGCGGCTTTGTGCGCCGCCTGCTTCACAGGTTCTTCTCCCCGGCTTGCGCGTTTCCGTGCCTGCTCTTCCATCCGCGCGGCGAGACGGGCATCCACCCTTGTGCCGTCCTCCAGCTCTCCGGGTGTGACTACTGCCGCTTCCGTTCCTCCGCTTTCTCCGGCCGCTCCCGCCGGCGCTGCGCCTGCGCCCGCTCCGCCGTCACCGAAAAGCGTCAGATTCATTTCAAAATATGCCA